TCTATTCCGGCACGGGTGCTATGATCCCCGGCTATCGTGCCAATGTCCGCAGCACTGATAATGCTGTTCTGGGTGTGGTATCTGACCGCTACCGCATTGTGCAGAACAAAGAAGCATTCCAGTTCACCGATGACCTGCTGGGTGAGGGCGTTACTTACGAAACTGCCGGTTCTTTGCAGGGCGGCAAGAAGGTCTGGATGCTGGCAAGGCTTCCGAGGAAATATCTTATCGCTGGAGATCAGGTAGTACCATATCTTGTGATCTTCAACAGTCATGACGGAAGTTCTGGTGTGAAAGTGGCCATGACTCCGATCCGTGTGGTTTGTCAGAACACACTGAACCTTGCGCTGAATACTGCAAAGCGTATCTGGACTGCACGCCACACCGAAAATGTTCTGCTCCGCGTGCAGGATGCCCGTGAGACCCTGCAGCTAGCCAGCAACTATATGGTTGAACTCGGCAACCGTGGCGATGAGCTGGCTCGCATCGATTTATCCGATCACAAGGTGCAGGAGTTCATCAATGAGTTTTTCCCGACTTCTGAGGACCTGTCCGATTGCCAGCGGAAGAATAACCTGCGCCTGCAGGAAGATCTGAAGGCTCGCTATTATAACGCACCGGATCTGGAATGGGTCGGCAAAAACGGTTGGCGCTTTATCAACGCAGTCTCCGATTTTGCTACCCACGCAAATCCTCTCCGCAAGACCAAAAACTACAACGAGAACCTGTTCCTGCGCACCGCAGAGGGCAACCCCATGATTGACAAAGCCTACAAGATGGTGCTAGCAGCAGCATAAAGGAGTAAGCCATGAATGATGTAAATAACCGCATTTTCAAGGAATTCACGGAATTTTTTGACAACGTTGAGAAGAGTGCTTCTGAAATCAGCGTTACCATGGCTTATGAGATTACGATGAAAAGTACCATCAGCACCGCCATTATTGTTTTGGAATCCGAGGGCAGACTGGAAGAGCGCTACTGGAACCATCTCAGGGTGCAAAATAATATTCTGGATTTTCTTTATGACCTGTGGGTTGGCTCTTGCCATTCGTTAGCTGCCGACTTTTCCACCATCATGAAAGACTTGGTGGAATATGACTTCATTCTTGCCGAATCTATTATGAAAGAAAGGATGCAAAGCGCATGAAAAGATTGATTTCAACTTTGAACCTGTCCAAAGAAGATTGGCTCCGTTATCGCAAATGCGGCATTACCGGCACGGATGCCGGGGCTATCCTTGGCCTGAATCCCTATCGTTCTGCATTTCAGATTTACCACGATAAAATCAGCGATACCACTGAAAATATCGACAACGAAGCCATGCGGCAGGGCCGTGATTTGGAGGATTATGTAGCACAACGCTTCACCGAGGCCACCGGTCTGAAGGTACGCCGAGCAAATGCCATTTACCAGAGTGAGGAACATCCACTGCTTCTGGCAGATTTTGACCGCCTGATCGTTGGGCAGAAAGCCGGGCTGGAGTGCAAGACAGTCTCGCCCTTCTCCGCAGATAAGTGGACAGATGGCAAAATCCCTGCACATTACATGGCTCAGGTCAATCACTATCTGGCCGTCAGCGGTTTTGACTGCTGGTACATTGCTGCTCTTATTTTCGGAAAAGAACTGGTGATTCACAAGATCACAACCGACAAAGAAGTTCTGAACAACCTCATTGCCAAGGAAGAGCACTTCTGGAAATACAACGTGATGCCCGAATTTCCGCCTGTACCTACCGGAAGCGAGGGGGATACACAGCAGATCAATCAGCTGTACTCTGCAGATGATCGAAACAAAACTGCCGAGCTTAATCCCATCCGCGACCTGTTGGATAAGCGGCAGGATCTTTCTGATCAGATCGAACAGCTGGAACAGGAAAAAGCCTCTATTGAACAGCAGGTGAAGTTGGAGATGCAGGACGCTGCCTATGGCACAGCACCGGGCTACAAGGTGTCCTGGGTATCCTCCGAAAGTAAACGGGTAGACTCCCAGCGTTTGAAGAAAGAACAGCCCGATATTTTCAATCGGTACAGCAAGAATGTAAGCAGCCGCAGGTTTACCATTATCCATGCAGCATAATTTTTGTACGTCTATAGGCGCACAAAATTTGCGCTTCAGCTATTTTTGTTTAATAGAAAAGCACAATACTGTTTACACAACAATAATTGTATGCTAAGATAAGAATATGAGGTGATGCACGATGGTTCTGCGCAAAAGTTATTTGGATAAGATCATTCCTTTTATCGATCAGGATCTGATCAAAGTTTTGGTTGGAATCCGGCGCTGTGGAAAAACAGTCCTTCTCGGTCAGATCAAGGACGTGCTCCTCCAGCGCAACATTCCCGCACAGAACATTATTCAGGCCAATTTTGAGTCCATGCGCTTCCGCAACACCCGTACTGCAGAAACGCTTTACGACTACATCGCAGAAAAAGCGGAAGGCTGTACCGGCAAAATCTATATTCTTCTGGATGAGATTCAGGAGGTGGAGCGCTGGCAGATTGCAATCAATTCTCTTCGTGTCGATTTCGATTGTGATATTTACCTGACCGGCTCCAATTCCAAGCTGCTTTCCGGCGAACTGGCAACCTATCTTTCCGGACGATACATCCAGATTCAGGTTTTCCCCTTTTCGCTGGCCGAAGCAAAACAGCAATGCATTGAAAACGGAACCTATACTTCGGATGAAAAGCTCTTCGCAGACTATTTGAAGTACGGCGGTTTTCCGCAGCGTTTCTTCCTCCCTGACGATCATTCAATCACCACCTATCTGGACGATCTTTACGAGGCTATCATTGTCCGTGACATCATGCTGCGCCACAATATTCGCGAACAGACCGCATTACGTAATGTCCTTGCATTCCTGCTGGATAATATCGGCAATCCGTTTTCTGCCCGTAATATCAGTAGACGCATGGTTTCGGAAGGAATCAAGACAACCACTGCTACCGTACTGAACTACGTTGATTATTTCAAGGAAGCCTTTATCCTTCTGAATGCAAGCCGCTATGATATCAAAGGAAAAGCGCTCCTGTCCAGCACAGAAAAGTACTATGCAGTCGATCTTGGCCTGCGGAACGTTATCAAGAAAAGCGAAAAACTTGACAGCAACAAGCTGTATGAGAACATCGTATATCTGGAAATGCGGAGCCGTGGCTATGAAGTTCAGGTCGGCAAACTGGACGACACCGAAATTGATTTTATCTGCTACCGTGGAGATGAAAAGCTCTATATTCAGGTTGCTTACCTGATCACTCCCGCCGATGAAGAACGGGAGTTCGGTAATCTTGAGCGGCTGCACGACAACTATCCTAAGTATGTTATCAGTGGTGATTTGGCGAATTTAAGCCGAAACGGAATCATTCATCGAAACATCATTGATTTTCTGCTCAATCCGTAATTTTCACATCATGGGGCACAACAGTTGACGCTGTTGTGCCCTTTTTTCTTTATCAGAATTGGAGGCATTCTTATGGAAAATCCATTCGTAAAATTATTTGCTATCGACTTCAAAGATCATCTGGAAGTCAAGAAGTCCGGCAATACGGAGCTGAAATATGTAAGCTGGGCGTATGCCTGGGCAGAGGTGAAGAAGCTGTATCCTTCCGCCAGTTATGAAGTTAAAAAGTTCAACGGCCTGCCCTATGTCTATGACCCCATAACCGGCTTCATGGTGTATACCTCGGTCACGATTGAGGGCGTTTCGCACGAAATGTGGCTGCCTGTACTGGATGGCGCAAATAAAGCGATGAAAGCCACCCCTTACACCTACACCACTCCGAAATGGGAATACAATCCGCAGACTCGCCGCCGTGAAAAAGTCGGCATGGAAGAACGCACCGTAGAAGCAGCCTCCATGTTCGATGTGAATAAGGCTATCATGCGGTGCTTGGTGAAGAACCTTGCCATGTTTGGCTTAGGTCTGTATGTCTATGCCGGAGAGGATTTGCCGGAGGATGCTGCACCGCAGCCGGAGACGGAACTGCAAAGGCAGCCGAAACCGAAATCCACCAGCCAAAAGCAGGAACAGCCGCCGATGCCCTGCATCTGCGCCCGGTGCAACCAGCCTATCAAGAGGGTCAAGCTGAAGGATGGCTCCATCATGCAGGCGGCAGAGTTTGCCGCCACCCATGAGGGAATGTGCGCGGACTGCTATAAGGCAACCAGATTGAACGTAGCATAAGGCGAATGCTTGTAAATTTCACATCTGTATGCTACTATAATAACAAGAGAAAAGAAGGTGATGGCATGGCGCAAAAGGATACATCTGAAAAAATTCTGGAATCCTATAACGATGTCTTTTCGGACATTGTGAACGTGCTTCTGTTCAACGGCAAACAAGTTCTGTCTGCGGATGAACTGGAAGATCAGGCTCCACGCTCCTACTACAAGGCGGATGGCAGGATTCGTGAGATCGAGCGAGATGTTGCCAAACGCTGGAAGAACGGAAATATTCGTGTAGCCTGTATCGGTTTTGAAAACCAGACCGCTTCTGATCCTAACATGCCGCTCCGTGTCATGGGCTACGATGGCGCAGAGTACCGGGCCCAGTTGCTTAATGACAGCGAAAATCTCTATCCCGTTGTGACGCTGGTACTCTACTTCGGCCATGATAAACCGTGGAACGGCCCACTGTCCCTGAAGGAACGGCTGAACATTCCCAAGGAGTTTGAGCCGTATGTCAACGACTATAAGATCAACCTGTTCCAGATTGCCTATCTGACCCATGAGCAGGTAGAACTTTTCCAGAGCGATTTTAAGGTCGTGGCAGACTATTTCGTACAGAAACGGGAAAACGGCGACTACATCCCGAGTTCGCAGGATCTGACCCATGTGCAGGAAACGCTTCAACTGCTGAGTATTATGACGAATGATAATCGGTTTGAGGAAGCGTACAATACAAATACCGATGGCCAGAAAGGAGGCCCACGCAATATGTGTGATGTGCTTGATAAAGTGGAAAATCGTGGAAAGGCTGAAGGTGCAAATAGTGTAGCTCTGCTCATGAAGAAGCTCTTCGATCAAAACCGCATTGAGGATGCAAAACGGGCTTCTGAAGATAAGGAGTACCGCACTCGGCTGATGAAAGAGTTGGGCATCAGCTAAAAAATTCATATGTACAACTGGGGGAGCGTCTTCGGATGCTCTCCCTTTACTTTTGCAGGGCAGTCCGTGTGGATTGTCCTGC